TCTTTGAAACCTTGTATCACCCTTACAGTATATCCATTGTTTTTTAAAAAATCAACTACCGCTAAACGACGCTGTACAATTACTGGATTTTCACGTGATATAATTCCAAAGTCGTATATCTTTTCTGTATTTTGTTTCAAGTTTTTTAAAAAATCTTGCTCCTCTTTGTATATTAAATATGGCATATGATGCGTATTAATGAAATCATGTGAATTTAAAATTTTAATGTTAGACAAGCTATAGTCATAGATTTTAATGCCTTCATATTTTATAATATATTTTACTAAATTTTGTAAGCGATGGTTCAAATTCATTGGCTCGGTATTTAAAATACTTATTTCTACAGACGGGTTTTCTAAGAAATATTCATAAACTTCTTGACTTGATACTTCGAATACAAATATAACTTTAGTAACATTGTTTATTTTTAATGCTTGTTGGGCATCATTCGTATAGATTACATTATATACTAATTTATAACTGTCAAAATAATCTTGGATATTAAATTGGTTATACCAAAATGGCAAAAAGAATAGTATTGTTCCCTTATTATCGGCTAATAAATCTTCTTCTCTCACATGCTCAAAAACATTCTTTGAAACAGACAAATTTCTAAAGAAATTTTTTGTCCAAAGTGAAGCTCTGTTTTCCCATGAACAGCTTTCCGCATATATCTTTCCTTTTAACCTCACTTCATCATTTTGCTGAGGTGTTAGTTTCATCAATGTTTCTATTTCATTACCCCGTTCTATTTGGATTCCATAATTATCCATCGTGTCAGTTAGACCAGCCACTGGATAATACAAGCAAATTACTTCGGACATTAGCATTTCCAATGCCGTTATACAAGATGTCTCGGGCCAGCTTGTAGGATACAGCCAATATTCAGCAGTACTCATTTCCTTATACAGTTGTTCTGTATTAAGTTGACCCAGATGTCTTATACTTTCATACTTGTCGATAATAGTTTTGATTTGTTCCTCTTCCTTATTCAAAGGAAACTTTGTATAAGTTGAAATAACTAATTCAGCATCAGGGATAACTAACAAAATTTGAGGCCACAATTCTAAAACTCTTGTTAGTCCGCGTTCAGTTCTAGATGTATAAATAAACTTATTTGGTTGCTTTTTTCTAGAAGAAGTAGAAGAAGAAGTTAAAGGAAATGCCGATTTATCAATACCATTGTTAACAATAATAATCTTATCTTTTAATGATGAATACCTTTTCTCATATTCATTTGCGTGCCATTTTGTTTGACAAACGCAACCATCAATATAATTTGACCATTTTTCTAATATAGCATTGTCACTTAAATTGGACCCATATGGTAATAACATCGTGTCATGTGCCCAAATGTAAAACTTGTAAAATGAACATGTGTTGAACATTTCCAGGAACCCAATATAGCGAGAGCATACAACTGTGTGAAATGGTATCTCATTCATTAATTTTGGAAATTGAGACAAATTTAAATAGGTAATATTTAGTTCGGCCAATTCTTCATTTTTAACATCACCAACAATGTAAATCTTATTTGTTTTTAAAGAATTATCCTTTGTTTGAAACTTTAAAGCCAGTTCTTTGGTAAGATATGCCACTGCCTTTTCTGAACCACCAATTGCGTTTTCTTTCAAATAACTATAGTTCCAATGAACGTCTGAGAAACCAACAAAAAACAATATGTTATTACACGATTCACATTCTTCTTTTGAAAAATGGCATTTTTGCCTTTCTATAACTTTTGTAAAAGGTGAAAAGATATCATGTACATTAATTCCATATTTACCATAATCTTTAAAAAAATCAAATGTCTCTAGTGGTAATCCATTAGTCTTTAAAAAACTAATGTAGTCATTGGTTAGTTTAATAAAACGGTCATAGTCTGATTTTTTTACATGCTGTATAAAAAACTGTAAATTGTATATCAAATGCTTGATATACCATACATCAATATGCGCTTGCTTCTTTGTAAAAATAATTTCAAACATTTTTAAAACACATTCAAAATCTTGTGGTTTTGCTTTGTCTGCCACCAAAATCATATAATATGGCACAAAAAAGTTGCCCTTGTCTACTTGAACAAATAACTTCTGGTCCATATTTGTTTGTAAAAATTTTTGCTCAAAGAATTCCTTTACCACTAAATAATAATTATAAGCAATGTTATTTTGATTAGAACAGCAGTAATGAAGTAACAAAGGATAAAAGCATTCTACTCTTTCAATGTCGTATGAAAATGCTTCAATTAAATAATAGAAACCGTGCTCCTTTTGTCCTAGGGCTGTGTAGCAATCGTAAATATAAAGACATGATACATATTTTTCTTGTGACCAGTTATCCTGTTTCAGCGTAATTTTATACCATTTAATTGCATCTTCATGACTGCCATAGTCTTTATAACTATTTGCGCAATAAAACGCGTAACGATGATATAATTGGTCCCCACTTGCTACAGCCTCAGCATGCGCTTTTTCCAAAATAAGTGCGTCATTTAAATACTTTTTAGGGTCCTTGTTTCGGTTGCCACTGCGTCCAGAAACGACATAATAGTCACCTTCTATGACTGTAGAGCGCGAATTTGGTTCTAATGCGCTAATAAATTCATGTAGGACGGACAAATATTTGAACTTCTTCTGGTTATTAATTAGTAGGACACGGGTATAACTGGTACCCAATGGGCTTCCAAATTTGAGATGATATTCGTCATATTTTAAATCTGATTTTCTAAACGGTACACAAAGGTTACCGTGGATTTCATCGTCGGCGTCAAATACAAGGAGCAAATCAGTCTTTCCAAATGCTCGGTTAAGAGCAAGAGTTCTGTTATGCGCAAAATTACACCATACATCAGAGAAGAGTTCACCCGGTATACCTTTTTCTTTGAAAAACTGGGTAATAATATCTTGCGTTCCATCAGTGGAGCCAGTGTCGCAAATAACCCAATAATCAAAACGAATTTTATTACATAACATTTCCAATGTACCTCTGATTATATGAGACTCGTCTTTAACAATCATATTTAGACAGATTGTAACTTCATCTTTTTCTAAAGCTTCAACCTTTTCTGTAATTGTTATTTCCATTAAATATAAACCAAGTTTATGTTTAATTTGTTTTTTGTATTTTTATATATATTTATTTTTTACAAACTAAAGTGAGTAATTCAAGATACATGGGGAAATCGTCAAAATAATTGTAGTCGTTTATTACATCTATTTCGGAATCCGGTATCTCAAATACCTTTGTTAGTTTTAGATATAGAACACCCCTGTAACTCGAATTATAGAAATACTTATACTCTTCCAAATTATTTGAATAATTCTTCAAAATATGATATACAACTTTCCAGATATCACCTGTCCATTCTTCACCATATTTTAATATGCCATTTTCATAGTAATATTTCCTGGGGATTTTTAACTGTTCATTGTAGGTAAGTGGCAAAATATCATCTATAAATATGGAGCCATTCTCTTGTATTACTTTGACGCTGTTATTGAAGTCTCTTAGAAAATACTCTGTCTGATGCATTCCGTCAATAAATATTACATTGTATTTTTCTTTACTGTTGGACTTAAAAAAATCATCCGATGTACTTTTTGAAAACTTGAATTCCTTACCTATAATATCAAATTTAGGGTCGGGGTCAACTCCTGTTTTATTCTCTGTTTTAAAATGTGTTTGTAAAAATGTTTCTCCATGTTCCACTCCAATTTCCAGATACTTATCATCTGATTTGGTAAGAGAATTAATTGCCTGACTTCTATTAGTAAAATGTGTATTATATTTAGGTCTATTAATATAACCATTTTGAATAATTTCATAATTATCTGTTGATAAATATGTTGTTTTGAAGTAACTAACTAACAAATCTGAAGAAACATCAATTAATGAATAGCACTTAAATCTGTCTAATTTATAGCTATCCAATTGCTTCCATAAATACTCAACTGGGCACTTGTTGTCTAACAAAATGAAATCTATATTTGGGGTTTCGTATAAAGACATTAGTTTATCCAGGTTTAAAATTAAACTGTCTAGTCCAATAATACAAATTTGCCTTTTAAAATCTACGTTAACTAACAAATTACAATATTTATGAATATATGTACAATTGTCTCTTAACCAAATTTGTACATTATTTATTGTCTCCTTTTCCAATGGGTCCTCATATGCTCCTAGTTCAGCCATTTTCTCAGTAATTTTATATTCATTATAATAAATTGGACTAATATATTGTGGACCAATTCTGTTAATTTCACCGTTTCGAATTAGAGAAAAATTATTATTCGAATTATTCATGTATTGGACATAACCCAGCTTTGGTATTTTTGCCATTTTACAATTTATTGCCGTTCTAAGTAGAATTTCATAGTCATCGCAAATTGGCAAATGCTCACAATAATTGCCGATTTTTAGAAGCGCATCTCGTCGCCAAATGCGTGGATGGTTTGGACAGCAAACTAAATGCGATAATGTAATGTTATTGATATTGGGTGTATTGTATACATAGACCCATTTCTCATTATATTTCTGACAATAATAAGACCCATATCCTTTACAAATATGGTCACCATATTTAAAGTTATCGCCGTTTTCGTAGATGTTAATAAAGTCCATATATATAAATCCTACTTCTTCATTTTTTAAAAATAAATTCGCAGCATCTTCTAATACAGAAGGTAGTATTTCATCGTCGTGGTCCATTTCTAAAACATAATTACCGCGACATAGGGATACAGCTTCATTCTTTACGTTACCAATACTGCCGCTGTTTTCACTGCGCCGGTATATTCGTATGCGACAATCATGTGACAACTTTTGCCTTAAAAATAAAAAATGCTCATCATCTGGCGAATCATCTATAATTACCCATTCCCAGTTTTCAAGCGTCTGTTTTTTAATACTATTGTAAGCGCGAATGATTTTGTCATAAGAATTAAATGATGATGTGAATAAGGAAAAAACAGGTCTTAAATAAGTCCGGTCTAGAGAACAATTCAAAATAAAACGGTTATTCACTAATTCATTGAATATTTTTACATCTAAAAAGTCTGATTTTGTTAGTTTAATATATTTTTTATTTGAATTTAATTCTGCTATTTCATTATGCAATGTGATTAATAAATGATAATTAGCACTGTAAATTTTATTTATTTTTGTAATTTTGTTAGTTATTTGGACAGTACAGTTTAAAAGTGAGTTATTATCAAGAAAAAACTTGTCTATATGTGCGTCTTTATCTTCTCTGTAAAATATAATAAAAGGGTACTTCATTGTATTATATTTTAATTATTAGTAAATTTTTAAATTGTTTTTTGATTTATTTTCTTGTAAATACCTACTATTATTTATAAGATTATAATGAATATAAATAGTTATTCACATTTTGTAATATTTCATCAGATATATGTTTTGATAATTCTATAATATCTTTTTTATAAATAAATTGTGATATATCATTAAATTTAATATTATAAATAAAATTATTATTGTTTGTTCCTTTATATTGACCAATATTCAATGCTATTTGAATTATTTTTTTTATTGTTGGTTTTTCTTTTATTGGTATTCTTACTTGTTGTATAATAAAATGATTATTTTCATTTATTAATTTAGTTTCATAACCATTTATGGTGTATTCTGGTAAAAGCATAATTTTTCTAGTTTTTGTTTTCGATATTTTTTTCCATTTTGTTGCATTATATCTATCAAGAGATTCTAAGATTTTTTTTATGGGTTGCCAAAATCCTTGACCGTCAAAATTAGTTGGTGTTTTGCGTCTTAATTTATAAGATTTTTCCAATACATTATCAAATAATATTTCTAAATTATATTTATTTTTATTTTTTTTAGTTTTATTAGACATATATATATAATTTTATTTTTTATGTAAAATAAAAAGGGATTTAAAATTCAGGACTATGTTTCTTGAATAGACATCCCTGCGATACCAGCCAATTAATTTCTGTTGTCACAATTCCTGGGTTCTGGTGGTCGCAATTTGTCATCCATATTTTAATAATACAGAAATTCTTTTTGGGGGAAATGGTGATACCGGTTATAGCATTAACAAACTGAGCATTATTACTCACACTTTCACCAACTAATACATAGGTCAACTCTCTCCAAACATCACATACATTCTTGTTAGATACTTTATATGAAAAGCATCCACCATTTCTATTCTTAGGGTCTTCCCACATAGGAACAATACCCTCTTGCATAATGAATAACATACAGTTTTTAATTAGCGGGTCGGGAAGTGTTTCCGTAATGGCAATCGTTTCCTCAACATTTTTAAATGTATATATCTGTTTGTAGCTCTTTGTAGACCAATCTGTGTCGTGGGGTAAATGTGCCCACAAATTCCATCTTTTCTTTAAAAGATTGAAATTACTATTGATATTTGTATTGTTGCTGGTTTCAAGGTCCATTGTTATTTCTTTTTCCGGAGTCACCATTATACTTATATTAAATCAATTTTTTTAAATGATTTTTATTTATTATTAATAATAAATTAATTCAGTATTAAATTTATCAATGGTTTTACTTTCGGCTAAAGGTATCTCTTCAGTTTCTAATTTATTATCAGTTTCTAATTTATTATCGGTTTCTAATTTATTATCGGTTTCTAATTTGTTATCGGTTTCTAATTTATTATCGGCTGGTGTTATAATTTCATAATTTCCCTTTCTTATTACAATACTTTGCGTTTCATTTAAATGTACTATTGACACATTGTGGTCCATTAGCTCCAATGTATAAATAAATGGCTCATCTATTTGAATACTCAATACATGTTTCAAATAATATTTGAAAAATTCAGCATCAAGTTTATTATCTACAACATAGTAATTCATACTATTGTTGAACAATTCTATAATATGTGTTTTTTCTTTCATTTTAAGATACAATGCTAGAAAACGGATATCTGACGTTTCATACTTAATATCATCCAAATTATCTGGAGCTTTATCTAAAACTATCATATCATTTGTCGAAGATTTAATTATAGCTATATCATAATCACTGCTTATAACAGTTGGCTTTACAATTTCTAATTCTAATTTACTATTATCTGAACTATTAATTTTTGACTTAGTTATCTTTTTAACAGCCGTTTGTATATACGGAACGCAGAATTGTATTGTTTTATTTAATGCGACTTGACAAAAACTGTAAAGATAAATAAGATTGTATACTAATGCTGATAACACCGGT